AGAACGTGCAGTAGGTGTACCGAAAACGAAGCAGTCACCATGAATTCGGTTATACTCAGTTAAGTTCTCTTCCATCCAAGTCTTCAAGATAGAATGCCTAGAACGAAGAGTATAGTATTGGTCAACCATCAACCCTAGCTCACCTAGTGGCTCTAGTGAAGCAGTGGTTAACTTTGGGCTAGACTTGACCAAGTTACCCTTAGCATCTTTAACGTAGTTCCACTCGTCAGGCTCCCAACCTTGCTCATACAGCAACGCCTTAACAGACTCCATAGACCCGATATCAGGGTGAACAGCCTCTACTCTGCAGTAGTCTCCCCACACAGGACGATCGTCTTCTTGTCCTCTAACTGGATCAAACTCAAACCATCCAGCTGTTCTTGCTGCATAGTTTCCTGTCTTAACCCAAGCAGGTGACTTGAACTCAGGATCTCTGTCCATTTGAGCTAACTTTAGTTTTAGTTTAGGATTGATGTAGTCTTCAATCTTACCCATTTCTTCTTCAAGTTTTGCTTTGACTTCTTTTGCTTTTTCAATATCAAAAGGCCAACCATGAAGAATAGAACGCCCCACAAAGCGGGAAGTACCATGTTCTGCTTTTAACCCTAGTTTTAACTTTTCTTTGTTCTTTCTAGAGTTCAACTCTTTAACGAGATAGTTATAAACCATCACGTTTAACTTTACGTCTGTTACACACCGTTCACGCATTTCAGGACTGTATTGTGACCAGTCTTCATGCTCCTTCTTTGGATAACCAAAAAACTCACCCCACTTCTCTAGACTATGACCAAATCCAAAACGTTTATAGTTAAGGACTTGGGACATGACCATAGTATCTACTAGTTTCTGATTCTGTTTGGGTTTCCAGCCTAACAGTTTTTCTAAGATCAACACATCATACATAAGGATATGGTGACCTGCTAGCATCCTACAGGAATCTAGAAAAGCAGGGAGTTCTTTAAGTGGTTTAGCGTCTTTGTCTTCGTCCGAGAAAACTGTCTGCTCACCAGTAACTAAGTCTTCAGCTACAAAAATCCAAATAGTTTCTGCCTCATGTAACAGACCATTGGTCTCGAGGTCAAATACTACTTGTTTAGTTGGTAACATAGTCTACAATCTTAAACTTTTCTGAGCTGATTGAACGTAGTTGGTTCACAAGAATTTTAGCGGTACCGTGGATATAAGGACCCTCTGGAAACCCTAGCTGACGTAGGAGAGGACCACTATAACCTGTACCACCCTTATAGCTATCACGATCACGAACAACGACAAATTTTTCTAGCATTATTATACTTCTCCGAGTACTTGGACAACCTTGTCTAGATCTACTTTATCTTCTGTAGAACACATCTCAAGGATTTGTTTTAATGTTTTGTTTTCAATACCATAGATACCGAGCAGCTCCTCTTCAAGAGCTTGTCGGTTAGCCCAGTCTACTTTACTAGAAGACACAGCTAAAGACAACAAAGAAGAAGGGCTAATACCCCAACCTCTCTTAATAAACTTATTCAACCGACTAACTGCCGACAACACGAAACGAGTGTTTCCAGTGTAGATCAACTCGTTCTTAGCGATAGACTCTTGACTACGACCTTCATAGGTTACAGTACCAAGTAACAGACCTAGCGGATTAGGACGCCAGTATACTTTGCAATGCTCATAGTCAAAGGTAGTGAAGACTTCTTTTGGTTCTCCGATAAACCGGAAAATCAGCTGAATTCCGTTGTTTAGCGTTAGAGCATTCTTAGACAAGTAAGCAGGAACAACCTTGTGAGATCGACCTGAAGTTTTGAAACTTTTACAGTTTTGGTTAAACTCGTCAATCATATCCTCTAAACTCTTTACATTCTCTTGAGGCCATTGAACTACAGCTGACTTAAGAGTCCCTCTTTCTAAGTTAGGATTCTTTTCGTCTTTAGTTACTTCCAATTGAAAGTTACTACCTCCTGGAACTCTTTGCACTAGAGAGTTAAATAGTGTTACTGCAGAAGTTCCTTTAGTTACAAACAAGTCATAATCTTTAATCTTTTCTTCTTTAGAAACAGAGATAATTGCTCCCCCTGCAATAAAAGAGTTACACAGTATGTGAGAACTAAAAAACTTACCTCCGAAGTTAAGTTCTTTAAGTTTAGCTTCACAGAGATTATTGACTGTTCTTAGAAAGCTCATTGTTTCATCCGTTTATAGACACTACGAAGATATTCGATGTACCACGCAGACTTACCTAACTCTTGAACTTCATCATCTTTTCCTCCAAGTCGAAGCATGTACTTCCACGCTTGACCTTTAAGGTGACCTTGGAACTCTTCCTGAGTCATGATATACTCCATAACTTCAATGTATTGAAGAGTGATGTTGCCATCGATATCAGTATGATAGGTTACTCGATCCTTAGGAATTACTAACACACCCTGATAGTGTTTAGGGTTAATTGCGTCAGCCATGTTGTCTTACTCCTACTCTGTCTACTAAGACACAGATAAATTCGTTTAGTTCTTCATAGTCTTCAGTTTCCCAAACTAGCCCTGTGGCTAAGTGTTTAACCTTAACTAACGGTTCTGTTTTAAGTCGATTACTCTTTAACGTTTTACGAAAAAATCTTTGAGCCTCTGTCGGATCAAAGCATACACGATTAGGACCCTTGTCAGGATTAACATGAATTGAGAATTCCCAGTTTGAGTTTCTTCTTTTGAGAGACATGATTACCTGTAATAAGCTAAAGTTGCTTCCAGTGCGTCTTCAAGTGTGTGGTGTAACTCTGTTGCAAAAACATCGACAAAAGGATGTTTAAATCCTTCTTCTAGCACAACAACAATTGTTTTACCCTCGTTATAAGCAAGAATCAACTCACAAATAGTACCCCAAGCTTTACCTGCTCCTCGATCTTTAAGATTCATAAGAATAACATTTGATTCACAAATATCGTTAAGATCCATTCTAACAATTTTGTTTGCTAGATTTCTGGAGTAAGGTTGATCATGAAACTTTTTACGTCGAGTAGGGTCTAGTGTAGGAATTTTATGCTTAAAAAAGAAGTTAGTGGCAGTCTCCCGCCACTTTGTTGCTTCCTCTAGAGATACGCCTTCAATTGGCCCAGCCAAATAGACGGTCATTTAGTGCTCCTTAGTAAGGGTCATTCTCTGAGTTGTTTGGATCGATAACTTCGAAGTTATCTGTTAGCTCAAATTCATCGTCGTCTCCACGAGCTTCGAACTTGATTAGCTTAGTAACTTGGATACCTTTTAGTGTACGACCAGACTTATCTTCTTTCGTAAAGAAGCTAACGTTAGCAATTGAGCCATTGCCAACAGTGTTTGGATCTAGCTGAGTACCATCAGCAAGAATAACGTTGACTGGTTTGTTTGGTTTTGTTAGATCTTCATTACCGTCTGGACCAGAACCATAAGCATAGCGAGAGATACTGGTTTTGTAGATAACTTTATCATCTACTTCCATAGGAGAAAACTTGAAACCATAATCCTTTTCATAAGCCTCTTTTACCTTCTTGTCACGTACACGAAGTTGAATCGAGAACTTAGCTGGACCTTTGCCTTGATAACGCTCAGGTTTTGCAGGATCACACTTTACCCAGTGAATTTCAACGTTGTTAATAATAGCCATTAGACATTTCCTTTTTCTTATTTTTATACATAGTTAGACAAACAAAAAGCGGTTTTTCAGCTTTCTGCTTTAACGTTAAGAGGTGGTTAACAGAAGCAAAAATCAGACTCAAGAACTTTCTTGATATCAAGATTTCCCCGTTTAGGTAACATTGAAGCACAACCTAACTGAGTTAGAACGTGCTTTAGTGGATCAGCTTCGTATAGCTCTACAAACTTTTCACGAACTAAAGTAAAAAGTTTTCCCATAGAGCCAGCAGTAGTACCCCAAGAGTCGTGGATAGCAGCTACATCAAAGCTAGCAGCATGCACTACCATAGACATGTGCACAGCATCAAGACTGTGAACAATGTTTGGAGAGGCACCGAGTTTCTGGGAGTCTTTGTCTAGAGTAGACTCTTCCCAGTTTTCAACTACAACATGAAAACGAGCATCACCATAAGATAACCAAGTACGGTTACTTGTTGGTTGACGATAGTTTTGAACTACAGGGAAGTTAGTCACAGGTGACTTCCAAGCCATGTACTCATGTTTTTCATTATACTGGTCAGCAACTTGCTCGAACAACTTTAGAAGCCCACCGGGACCTTTTAAGTCTTCATAACAAGCAGCATGTAACTCACGACCTAGCATAGACGCCCAGAGTTTTTCTTGACGACCAAGATACTCATTGATAGTGCGAGTATCATCCCAGACTTGTTGACCCATACCATAAGGTACAGCTCCATAGGCTGAAGTCATTGTAGGACGTTTGGTAATCTTTCGTCGAACTTTTAAGTCTTTGATACGATTCCAATAGACGGGATAAAGAGCTTCTCGTAGTTTACGATTATTGTTTCTCCAGGTTTGAACTGAAGTATAGGCCAATGCTTTCCGTTCGGATCCAGCTGGTGCTTCATCATACTCCTTTTGCAGACGCTCTGCTTCTTCAAGAACGTAGTCTAGTTGATTATAAATCACGCTAGGGATACGCATTTCTAGTTCTTCAAGTCGTTTCCAAACTTTCTCAGCTACAAGAGCATACAGATCTCCTGGAACTTCACTAGGTACTAGGTTCACATAAGGGGCTAGCTCTTCATCTTTTGACATTGCTGTAAGATGCTGAGAACCATTGTTTGAACCGTCAATAAACAGAGGTAAGTGAGAAACAAACAACTCTTGTTCGTTACCTGCTTCACACCAAGTTTGTAGCAACTTCAGTTCCATGCAGAAAGCTAAGAAACTGAAGGGCTTATCTGCTTTCATCCAGCCAGTGTTCTGAGTAGGATCACTAGCATAAGACAGAAACAAGTCATAGTTCTGAAGGCAAAACTCTGCTCGGTCATCAAGAGAGCACTTGTCATTACCCCAAGTATTAGAACCATGAATCAGCATCCAATACAGACCCTCCTCACCAATAGGTTGCCCATTAGCAAAGAGTAAAAGAGACTTAGCGTTATCACTAGACTGCTCATGAAGGAAAGCAGTGTTAGGATACAGTCGGCCTCGAAAATCTGTATTGTAAAGATGGTAGAACACCTTGTCGATATTCTTTTTAGCTAATCGCTGAATAGAACTCAACTCGATGTAAAGACTCTCTTTTTTCTCGAAGTCCTTTTCTTGTTTGTATTTTAGAGGGTTTCCTTCCTCAGGTGCTTCCATGTAATACTCAATAACATCCAGAAGAGGCTTGTTGATTATCCAAGGAGTTGACCCGAGTTTGTTTAGAACATCAAATAACATCTGATGCTCTTCTTTGTTGATCTTACTAGTAATCTCAGGGCTAGACTTCTTGATGATAGAGTAGCCAAGAGGATGCATAGGTCCTGTCCAAGGTTCAGGAGGAGTATTGACTGGGAAAAGATCAATCTCTTCTTCAGTGTTTAACTCCTCCCAAAGCTCGAACAAGGCTTTCTTGTTTTTAACGCTAACAGTATAAGTAAGGTACTTAGAACGACGACCCTTCTTATCTGTCTTAACTAGTTTGTACTCTAAAAGGCCAATCTCAAAGAATGAGACTAGCACAAAGAAGCCAACATGGCAAGCTGCAGTACTGTTACGAGACAACCTTAGTTTTTGTCGTACTCTACGGCCTAGGGTAACTGCCAGATCAACCAACGTAGCTTTCCGCTCAACACCCTTAATGATGTGACCAAACGAGAACAAAATAATTCTACGTGCGTCTTCATCTTTAAGAAAGTGGGTGTATTGGTTTCTGTCAGCCCTAAGAGTAGCTTTACGAAAATTAAAATCGTCAATAAGTGCTTTTAAAATAGAGTTTTCTGACAAGAGTTTTCCTCTTTGTTTTATTATTTTTTAGGTGTTTCTTCTAGGATAAGTAGTCCACCATCCCAACCAGCCTTTTCGGCTGCTTCTAACACTAGATCTTCCTCTTTCACGCTTTCATAGGTATGTCCCCACTTTTTGTCGATATCTTGGACTAGTTTAGAGAAGGTAGCATCTTCGAGTTTCTTAGTCATCTAATATTACCCCTTCTTAGGTATTCACTTCCGTGCCTGTTTTAGGTAATCATAATTAGATCTGACTTACTGTTGTTTCTTTGCAATGAATTGTACAAGACAAAGCAAAAGAATAGCTGCAAGTAGATCCAAATTATTTCCTCTTATGGTAGGTCACACCAGTTTGGCTTTTCACCTGTTGACCAAGTAGGTGGTTTCTTGTCTTCTTTCCAACGATGGTTTAGATAAAGACGATAAGCTAGATGTACGTCTTTTACATTCTTGTAGTTGATTCCTGCTCCTTCATTTGCAGCACAATTTTGAAAGGTCATTACATCGTTGTTAGGCAACCTCCAAAAGTTTGTAGTTAACCACTCTTTACACAAGTTGTAGTTAGTGTAGCACTTGTGATCTTTTTTACCTCGCAACTCTAGCAACCAACGAGTATGCTCTAGTAGCCAAGCAAAGTTTTGCCTACTAGCTTGAGTCCACAACCCACAAGGATGATTAGGATTGAAGTTTTTGTAGGTCTTTAACCCATGATCAGGATGCACAGTGTTGATAGTAGTAGACAACAGCTGACAAGATTCAAGAATCATCTTGTTAGCTCGTAAGTCGTCTAGCCAAAGAGCGCAGAGCCTTGGACTAGAATGTGTAGCAAAGATATTCATCGTTTCCACTCATAAGCTTGATGTTCTTCGTTTACTGGACAAGGAGCACCTCCACCATAACGACCGTCAGGCACCTCATAAATCCAAGCCTTTACTTTTTCCTCAAAGAAATCAAGGATCTTTACGTCTCTGATCACACGAGTATAGAAGTGACCGTTGCTCTCAAGACGATCTAAAGCTCTCACGACTTCATCAGAAGAAACGTCATATAACTCTCCTAGTAAGGGTAATCCATCATTGTAAGGCATAGCCTGTGGAAAACCCATGTGATAAACAGTGTAGTTACTTAGAGTTAACCCTTTACCTAAATACTTACAGTCTTTTAGAAGAATATGGTTACCTTGATTTTTCTTCAAAGTACCATACACAAAGAACAGGTTAGTCATGAGGTATCATCCTTAGTGAGATTAGCTTTGAGCCTTCTGGAATTACTTCTGGTTTTTCATCATACTTCACGTAATCGTTGATATCACGAATCAACAGATAGCACAGTTGCTTTTCTTTCTGAGCTGTTAAGCTTCGTTCATGCGCCATTAGCATACCTAGTGTAGTTTTGACAAGGTAAACGTTAGTCTCTCGAACATCACAGTAATGTCTAGATACAATCTTACCTGTCCACTTTTGATGATGTTTACCACCTTCTACAAACACTCGTTTCAACCCAACAGGGTACACTTCTTGGCCTACTTTAAACTTATACTTGGGCATTGTTTTCCACCTCTACTTCGAAAGTGACTTGATAGTATAGTTCTTTTTCAGCTTCTGGTACTTGATAGTTTACAAACTCAACTTGCAACTCATTGGTTTCTAACAATTTAAGTGTTAGGTTTACTTTCTTTCTTACTTTTAGAACTAATTGTAGGTTTTCTAGTCGTACTACTTGATACCCAGCACCGTGTCCAAACGGGCCTGTATAACTTACAGCTCCATACAGTTTCCCCTCTTCCATCCAGATAGATTTCAGCACTACAGGTCTATGCTGCCAGTAGTAAGTCTTGTTTAGCTCGTAACTCATAGCTTACTCCTTTGCAAGAACTAAGATGTTTTCTTTAAGATCCCAATTGTTACGAATAGTAGAGGATAGTTTGTTAACTTGAAAACCAGTTACAAGTTTGAAACCCATGTTAACTAAGTGCGGTATACAAAAAGATCTTGTAGAATAGCCTCCATCTACAAAACTTACATACTCATAATCTTTAGTGTAAATTTCTTTTTTAAATTGTTCTTTAGAAATACCTTTTCTATAACGATTGGTTTTTGATATCACGTTTACAATTAAAAGGTTATTGTCTAGGTTGGCCACTTTAGCTTCGATAGGTAGCTTACGTTTAACATCAGTGTCAGCTCCCCAAGAAGTAAAGTAAGGTAAATGTTTAGTAAAGAAAGCTACTTTTTTACTTTCAACAACCTTCAGCGAGAAATTATTATAAAACTCTCTCAGTTCTTTAAGCTCTTTAAGATCTTTGTAGTTCTTAATCATTAACGAGTTTGTATTAGTTAGCTTGAAAAAAGATTGCAACACCTCTTCAGCATTATGTGTTTTGTTGTCTGCTTCAAGCAGGCTAGGTAGTCCAAGAGCGTTAGATTTTAGCAAGTTTTCACCTCTTTGCTATAAAGAAGAAAAGGAGAACCATATGAACTATTCCGACTATTTCGAAAATAAAGTAGCTGCTGCCCTTTCTAACAAGTTAAACCTTATCATCGTAAAAACAAAGGCTGCTACTCAGCTTGACTTCATTTCTGAGACTATGTTACTAGACTCAATGAAGGAAGTTTGGTCAGTTATTGACTCACTCGATCCTTATTCTGTAACTCTAACAGATAAGATTGTCACTGTAAAAGTTATGGACTATGGCCAAGAAAAAGTACAATAAGGCAAGACCTGGTCATTACAAGCCAGGTTCTAACTTTGCTGGTTATAGGAAAGGTTATGAGCCTAAAACAGGCGAGTTTAGAGAACCTTTTAAAGCATACAAAGTCAACGAAAGGGCTATCGCAATGCTAAAAGACTACGAAGAAGGCGGTGGCTTTAGAAAAGGCTCAGGAGCAAAGGCTCACAGAGCGGCTACCGACAAACTAAGAGATCTAGATTTTGATCCTCTCGAAGAGTTAGTTAAACAACTAGATGATATTGAAGAACTCCTAGCTAAAGAGCAAGGAATGACAAACCCAAGAATCATGGTTATTAACAATCTTATTAACTGTAAAATGAGAATTCTTGAGAGCCTGCTGCCTTACCGGTATGGTAAAGCACCTACACTTACAGTAGAGTCGGCAGATATTCGAGAACCTATTAAGATTGTATTAGAACATGATTTTACAACTAATTATCCGAAAACCTGATCAAGAGTTGTCTGAGGCTATTCTTGTAGGCACTAGACATTCTGAAGAGGTTTGTATTGAGTCTATTAAACTGCTTCTAAATGACAAGATTACACCTTCTATTGCTAAACTTTGTTTTGGATTTTTTCCAGAAGGGTTTATAATAGAGGGAGTAGCTTATGGTCAACCAGAAGAAGAACCTATAGATGCTTACGACTTAGAACTAAAGGTACTGCATTGATTGCTTATTATGAAATCCAATTAACTTGGTTATCGCCAAAAACTAAACGTCAAGAAATGGTGTTTGCACGTGATTTAACTCATGAACAGACAAACAGTCTTCTTGGTCGAATTTTCAACTATCAAGACTGGTCAGAATTAAAGTCTTTTATTGAACAACATGAGGGAGAAAAAATCTCTTACATTGTTAGCGGAGTAAGACGTTCTGCTAATACTTATGTTGTTCCAATTATTGTGTCAGGAGTTAAAAATGCTAAATAAAGAAACACAGAAAGAAGTGCTTAAGCTAGAACCAAAGGATCCCTTTGAAGCTCTATATAAGGAACTTCTTAAAAAACCACAAGGCGACATTATGGTTGCTAGAATTAAAAAATTCTTAGAACTTTAAGTAAATCGGGGGGCCGCGAAGCCCCCCTTTTTTATTTACTCCATAGGCTCGTAGGTCCAACCTAAGTCATAGAGATCTTTTTCAATCTCAGCATCTACATGCCCCTCACTACCTGAGCAGTAAAACTCCATATAGTCGCTTATCCGGCTAGTACCGTGATGAAGTTCAGAGGTAACACCGCCAGCGGTTCGCCAACTGACTGCCCAAGGCTTTTGATCATTGTAAGCATAGCCTTCCTTTTTCCAGTAGTTGTTGCAGAGAGCTGCATAGAGTTTTTGAGCATATTCATAAT